GAATCCCAGCGCATAAAGGAGGAGAAATGACCGCGCTCGCTCAATTACATCCAGCCGCTCAGGTCGCAGTCATAATCATTGGGGGCCTTTGTCTGGCTTTATTTATTTTGAGGTGTTTATGACCGCACTCGAAAGGTTCTTGGCCAATGCAAAAAATTTGATTTCGTCGCATAGCAGAGGCTTTGGAGAAGAAAGGTTTGGCGGCACAAAATAAAGATCAATCAAAAATCTCAGGGGGGTTTGATGGATCTTTCACTAATGCCTGGGCGGTTTCGGCCGAGGAAACTTACGACAAAGCAATACTACGAGCAGCGGAGAGTGAGAAAAGAGTGGCTAGAGCTTTGGCGAATCAAGATCGCGCAGCTTGAAAAGACTGGTTATGAAATAATCGGTCGGTAGCAAGAGGCGATCACATGAATGTGGGAACGAAAGCAAAGACGCTTGAAAAATACCTGAAAGTTAAAAAGCTGATGCAGGAGCAGAATTTGAATCTGAAATTCGCTCTCCTCAGATGCAACCTAGCGGTTTCAACATATTATCGATTGAAGGCAAAATATGAGTAAAGAAAAACGGATTAGAATTTGGTCAGCCGTTTGGGGTGACAAACACATCAACTGGTTTCAAAATGCTTCCTTAAAATCCCTTTGCTGGCCAAAAAATGCCGAGGCGTTGGAGGGCGCCACTTGGGTGGTGGTGACGAAAGGGCAAGACCAACAACGCATCTTGGACCTGATTCAAAACTCAGGGCTTAAGCTCCGTGGGGTTGAATTCATCATCCTTGGGCCTGAGCTCGATCAAAACCCGCATGCGGCCGGGATGCTGATGAACCAGGCCTGGCAGTTATTCATGAGTCAGTGCATAAGCTATGATGAGAGATGCTTCATGGCCCCGCCCGACACGATCGTTGGCGACGGCTCGATTGCGCACTTGAAAGAGATGGGGGCTCAGCGGGATACGGTCGTAATGGCTGCACACATCCGGGTGAAGCCCTCAATTTTGACTGAAATTCAAACGGGACCGGGCAATAGCGGCGCGTTATCGAACGCAAAGCTTGTCAGCATGGGCATAAGGCACGCGCATCAAACCTGGAGCGATGCAGAGTTTGGTCTAGCTCAGATCAATTCCTACGTTGGCGGCATATCATGGCGGTACTTGTCAGAAAACCTGTACTCGGTCACGCATAGGCTTCCAACGCCCTACCTGATCAATTTCACCGCGGAGGATTTGGTTTATTTCAGAAGCCAGCTGCATTTCGGAACACTCGATCATGATTGGCCTGGCGAGTGCCTGATCGACACCGAAAGGCAGCGGCTTGTCGGTTCATCCGACGGCGCTTTTTTTGTGGAGCTCACCGAGCCCGAACTCAATATTCCGCCAGTCGCACCTTATCACGTTGATGAATACGATCTTTTCTGGCGAAAAAAGAAACACAACGCCTCAAATCGCCTGACTACCATTATTTTTCGGGGGGAATGATGAGAGTTTTGATCGGAACGCTCATGCAGCAGGGCCAGGTTTATGGAACCTTCCACCAATCGGTCATCGAAGTGTTTCAGACAGCTGAGCGGCATAGACAAAATGTTGCAAATGAAATTGTTCGCCAGATCCCAAACTTTACCCTCGAAAACCCTGAGCATCAGGCCATATTCCAAGCCAACATGGCAAAAAACACCATAGAGATTGGGCAATACACTTTAGGCGGTGAATCTCTTCTTGGCCGCGGCAGGAATCACATGGCGCAAGTGGCGCTCACTCAAGGCTGGGATAAGCTTTTCTTTATCGACGCTGACGAAGGTTTCACGTGGAACGATTTTGCATCGATCGCCTTAAGTGAGCACAAGGTTGCCGCAGGACTCGTGCCCCTTAAAGCCTTTCCCGTTCCAAATAGCTATGAGACGGTTTTAAATTACCTTCCGTTTCTTGATGATGAACCGTTCTTTGATGACTCGATCAGAAATCTAAAATCAACCAAACGGCTTGCCCGTGCCAAGAAAAGTCCTTGGATTGAAGTGGCCTACACCGGAACCGGGTATCTTTGCGTGGACGTATCTGTTTTCGCAAAGCTCGCAGAAACCGCGGATGAGTACACCTATCCAAACCCGCAAACAGGCGTGCCATCCGTTCACTGGTCATTTTTTGATGGCGGGCCGATGTATGGCCAATATCTGTCTGAGGACTGGACGTTTTGTGAAAAGGCCAGAAAGGCTGGCTTTAAAATCATGGTAAACACGGACGTTTTTGTAACACACACAGGTCCACACACGTTTCGGGCCTAATAAGGAGGAATAAATGGGAAGAATGATCATGCACGACTGTGCGAAATGCGGGGCAAGATTCGATTGGGATGTCAGCGATGACTCTCAGCTTTGCCAAAGATGTAAAACGCTCGCAAGCGATGACCTCACCTCAATCATCAAGGAATTAAAAAAGCAAAGAGTGCCAGGCCAAGAGCCAATCCTTCGCATGATTGAAGTCATTTTCCAAAAGCTCAGCGCGATTGAGACCAAATTATCAGAAAGGGCAACAAAAGATGTTCCTTCTTCCGACTCTAAACAGAACACACAAGCTTAAGACCTTTTTAAAATCGGTGATCGACACCAATAACCAGGTCGAAGGCCTGATCTTGGTCGATCAAAAGGATTTTTCTCTCAACAATGAAGCCTATATCGACATTGAGAACAACCATTTGCCGGCCAAATGGAAACTCGTTGTCACAAGATCGGTATCGATGGGCGCCAAATGTCGAGAAATCATCCCAACCCTTGATCCGATCACGAAATACATTGGCCTTTTAAACGATGATCATTTCTGTAAATCAGAAAAATGCCTTGAGGTGCTCGTTTCAAAGCTCGATGGCAAGAATTTCGTCTCAGCTAATGATGGAACCGTAAACGCCTTTAGGCTTCCCGTGACCGCCACGGCATGGTCAGTTGGTCTCCTTCGGGCAATCAACTGGGCGATCTATCCTCCGTTTTTAGAACACCTGTTCATCGATAATCTATGGCTTGAGCTTGGCAAAGCGACTGGATGTTGGAAAATGGTCGCATCCGCAATGGTTGAACACCACCACGTATTGTTTGGGAAGGCTGAAGAAGATGAAACGCACAAGAAAGTCTACGGCGCGGATTTTAAAACCGGCAAGCCCGGTGAAATGTGGGCCAAGGACCAAGCGAATTTCAATTCATTCATGCAGTCCGAATTTCATATGGTTGTGGCCAAGATAAAACAGTTTCAAGACTGGCTGCCAGGTGAGGCATGGAACCCCCAAATCAATAGGCTAAAGACTGGGTTAGTTGAAAAGACAATTTCTGAGCGTTAAGGGATTCTTATGGCGAACAAACCAAAAGAATTCCTAACCATGTCTGATCAGGAATGGGGCTGGATCATCAATGATACCTTTGAAGGGGTTCAAATTGATCAGACCCTTCAAAAAGTTGGTTTCAATCGCACGCAGTTTAGCCAGTACCTAAACGATCTACCCGAAAAGAAGGCCGAGTACGATAAAGCCCAAATCGATTCCTGCAAATTCATCGAGAATGACATCCTAAACGCTCACAAGAAGTACAAGGATCCAAAAGTCGCAAAGCTCGCCATTGATGCCGCCAAAATGATTTTAGCTTTCCGCAATCCAGAAAAGTATGGGAACAAAATCGATCTCAATGTGAACAAAACCGTTTCAATCAAAGCGGCCATATCGATGGCAAACGAAAGAGTCGCTAAGCTCGTCAAAGATATTGTGGTCATTCCACTTGCGTCGGGCGGGACCAAACAGCAAAAGTAGTTTCCGCATTTTTCGATCACTCGCACTTCATAAACTTAAAAAATTTAGAAGGCTCTCAAAAAGGTTTTGCTTTTTTCTCTTCGGTCAAGTTGAACGGAATCATTAATTTTTCCAGAGGAGGAGATCATGCGTGTATTCACAAGAGAGTTTTTCATTCCAAAAGATCCAAGCAAGGTCATTGATAAGCCGGAGCTCGATTCCATCGTGTTTTACGTTGATGGGCTTTACCCTGTGGCGCTTGGTTTTTCGGGTCGGCGGCATAAACCTGATTTCAATCGCCGTTTTAAAAGCCTCGATGACCGCGAAAGATACACCGAAAGATATTTTGAACGTCTAACTCAAATAAGGCTCACCAAGGTACGGTGGAAGGCGGAAAAGAAACAGGCTCACGCCAAGTTTTTGGCTGCGCTCAAGCCGGGAGTGATTCTTTGTGACACTTGGGGATGGGAGCAAACTCAAGTTGAGTTTTACAAGGTTCTCGAAGTTAAGGGCTCGAAGGTTAAAATAGTTGAGCTCTCTCAAATAAGAGATGGTGAGCCAACGTCTTGGGCTTCGGATCGGGTTATCCCTGGCGCGGAGTGTGGCAAGCCTGAATGGAAAACCGCAAGAGGTGCCGGAATTAAAATCAATTCAAGCGTTTATCTAACCATCTGGGATGGATGCGAAACATAGGAGTTGGTACGCATGAAAACATTCATAGTAAAATGTCCGGCATGCGCTGCGGTTGTAATCAATGGCCATGCGTCTCATGAAATCGGATGCGAGTATTCTAAAAATCATCATTGGGGTCCGGATCCGGAAAATTCAAAATACTTAATACCGATTCACGATATCGAATGCAATTTGGAAGACGATTGCTTTTGTGAAATAGAATCACCGTAGACCGCGGCGCCAAGGATGGCGGCCAGTCGGGCGGGACCAGACAGAACAAGTGGTTAGTCTAAATTTGCGCTAAAGGCTTGGCACGTGTTTCGCTTAAGAAACAGGTGAGGCGTGGAGGTCTCGTATGAATACCAAGACTGTAGTATCATTATTTTGTTTAGTCGCATTGATGTCCATCGGTGGCAATACTCATTGCGCCGAGTCTAGTTTATCAATCGATCAACTGTTTCAAGTGTTTGAAACAACCCAAGGCCAAATAGATAAGGGCGACGAGCTCGTGATCGCCAAAGGCGTATGTAAACAGCTCCACCGTTTCGCTCGTGATCACTTCGGTGACTCCTCACGGATATTTGCCAAGGCCACTCAACGATATAACGGTGATCGCCTTGAAGCCTTCTATGCCTTCTATGAAAACCTAGACGGATGTTCGTATGAGTGAACTAGAACAACTGTTTGCACGAGCTCTAGAAGAAACAGACCAAGGCTATCAGGTGGTGAGAATTGACCTCTCATGCCTTTGCCGGTTCGCCCTAGACGGCCGGAATCTGAAACCGATTTCAAAATGTCCCAAATGCGTGGAACGTCAAACTAATAACCAAGGAGTTAAAAATGAAACACGCAATTCTCGCAATTCTCGCAATCGCCGGTCTGAGCGCTCACGGTGAGCTCAAAATGGCCGTCAAGCCTCAACCGCTCTATTTGAGCGAAAGCGGTGAGCAACTAAGCCCTGTTGAGGCGGTGAAACGCTCAATCAAGGGTGAACGGGTTCTCAAGTGTGACCAAGTTGAGGCGCAGGCGTCTGAAACCGGCAACGTGAGCCTTAAGAAAGTGAAATAGCCACCATGGATGAACTAGATAAGCGTCTTGATGAGCTCGCCCTTGAATTTCAGATGAAACGTGGTCCCGGTAATGTTTTTGAGCTGATGAAACAGTCACTCATTCAAACCGGCGAGCGAAAATTCAAGACTTCTAGAGCCTTGTCTCGTTTCATCGGCGTCCCGAAATCAACCCTGCACGATTGGCAAAACCCTAATCATTCAAGCTTTATTAAAATTAGCCGCTGACTCTACAGAGGGGTAAAAACAGCGGTCTCCACGCAGGCCCTGGGATCAAAATTCTCAGGGCCTTTTCTTATTTTAACGCCATACAAACGCCTAAATTCAGGCCATACAACGCCGCCCATTGAACAAGGCTCAACCGATCGATAACCCCTTGAGACCAAAGGCCTAAGGCTAATACCGCGGTGAAGAGTGAGGCGTATAGAAAGGGCTTGAGGAAACGCATGGGGACAAGAGGGAGTGAATACCCCTTTCCCGAAAAGAACAAACGCCCTTTATAACGCATGCGCTGTCCAAATATTCGGACAGCTAGCGCGTCAAACTTATGTCCAGTCCTGCATAATTCGACATGCATTCACTCATTCAAGACGAAAGCCTAGTATAATCATGGTTTTAATACTGTAACTTATGGCTAAAACCTACAGCGAGCATGCGCGTCATGGCGTCATCTCAAATCTGATGGGGGGTGTAGCATGGGGGGCGGGGGGTAAAATGGCGAAAAACCAAATAATATCTAGGTCATGCGTCATCTCTTTGCATTTTTCAGAATTTTTTTTAGAATTCTTTAAAAGTCATGATAACGCATCGCGCATTTAAGACAACTGAGCGCATTAGGCTAAAGGCCAGGCGTGGCTATTATCGACATCGCGAAATGCGAAAGGCTAAAAATCGTTTGGCGTATGCCAAGCGGTGCTCACTGGACCCTGATTATCAAGCCAGACTTAAGGTTAGGTTAATGAGAAGGCTGATTAAGCTTTTGAGGAAACGCTCTAAACCGATTGCGGTAAGGCAGACCGTTTCTGATAGTGAGCGGCGCCAAAGAAGGCTTGTGGCTCAAAAAAGGTATCGGTTGAATCACAGAGAAGCGATTCGGAGAAAAAAGAAGAATTTTAAGAGAGGCCGGATTTTGAAGACTTGCCTTGAGAGGAATCAGCTCGAGCGATTCATGCATCATCGCAAAAGGCTTTTGATTCAAAAGAGAAGAATTGAGGCTAGGAAGAAAGGAATAGAGTTTACAATTAATCCCGATGATCTGATTTGGCCAACGAATTGTCCGGCATTAGGTCTCGAGATAGATTACATAACGCGAGGCAAACTTTTGCCTAACATGCCAAGCATAGACCGAATTGATCCGAAAAAGGGCTACGTGCCTGGCAACGTCGCGGTATATTCCTTTCGAGCCAACACGATTAAAAACAACGCCACACCTGAGGAGCTTGAAAGCGTGGCGCGGTATATTAGGCAATCTGACTTCTGGGTTTAGTGTTCTTTGTGATCTGGGCGGGCTTTTTCTTCATCGGCTCTGGATAGTTCATTGATCAGGTATTCGAGTTCGAGGATGACGGCTTGGGTGGAGAGCTTTTGGCCGGCTTTGAGCTTGATGGTCATTTCTGTTTGGTCTTTTGAGAGCGTAAGCTCGGTGTCGATTTCATCCGCCATGGCCTTAGGAGTTCATGTGTGGGGTTCTTTATCAAGCTGGACTGGGCTTTAAAGTTTGAAATGAGAATTTTCGGGTCATAGCGATTGGGTAGATGGCAGCGAAGGCTGAACTACCCGCTCAAGATGAAATTGAAGCGATCATGTCGAATTTGTTCTCGGATGCTTTCCGGGACAATCCGTATCTCTTTGTCATGTATGCGTTTCCGTGGGGTCAGAAGGGGACACCATTAGAGCGGTTTGAAGGGCCTAGGGAGTGGCAAAAGAGGGAGCTTGAGGCGATAGGCACGCATATTCGAGCGAACAAGATGCGGGTGAATCGTGGTGAGGACCCGCTTGTGTATAAGCTTGCTGTGGCTTCTGGCCGCGGTATTGGGAAATCCTCTCTTGTCGCTTGGATCGTGCTTTGGATGATGAGCTGCCATTACGGCTCGACCACGATTGTTTCAGCGAATACCGATGCTCAGCTGACGGACAAGACTTTTGGGGAGATTGGGAAGTGGGTGGCTTTGTCCATCAACTCATTCTTTTTCGAGCTGACGTCAAAGAGCCTGTCTCCATCGCCTTGGTTTAAGAAGATCTTAGAGGAGGAGATGAAGATCGGGTGCAAGTACTACTACGCGAACGGGGTTTTGTGGAACGAGGATAACCCTGAGTCTTTCGCCGGTGCGCACTCGATGATCGGGATGCTTGTGATCTTTGATGAGAGCTCTGGCATTCCTGAGAACATTTGGACGGTAACTAGAGGGTTTTTCACTGAGAATACGGTCTATAGGTTTTGGTTCACGTTTTCTAACCCTCGGAGTGGGGCTGGGGCTTTTTACGATTGCTTTAACGATGATGGCTCTTCTTGGAATACGAGGCAGATCAACTCGCTTGATGTGGAGGGGATCGATAAGTCTGAGCTTTTAGAGATCATCAGGAAGCATGGGGAAGATTCCGACGAGGCCGCGGTTGAAGTCTATGGCAGATTCCCAAAGCAAGGGACAAAGCAGTTCATCTCAAGGCTTATCGTCAAAGAGGCTCAAAGCCGGGATTTGCTTCAGTACGACAATGATGAGCCGCTTGTGCTTGGGGTTGATCCGGCAAGGTTTGGGGATGACGCCACTGTGTTTAGGTTTAGGCGTGGGCGGGATGCGAGGACAGTGCCGGCTGAAGAGTTTAAGGGTCTTGATAACATGCAAGTGGTTGAGAAGGTGCTTCAGGCCATTCACACGTATAACCCTGATCACATTGTCATTGATTCCGGCGCCGGTGCAGGGATCATCGATCGATTAAAAGAGCTTGGGATCAAGGTGCATGAGTGCCTCTTTGGCTCTCTCCCTTCTGATCCCCAGTATTTTGATCATAGGACTGAGCTATGGGGGCTCATGCGAGATTGGCTTCCTGGCGCCATGATTGATCGTGATCGACAGCTAGAGGCTGATCTTTGTAACCCGCAAAAAGAAAACGTCGGCCGCGAAGACAAGATTAAGCTCGAGAGCAAAGACAAGATGAAGGGGCGAGGCATTAAGTCTCCAAACCACGGAGATGCCTTGGCTTTGACCTTTCACAAGAAGTGGCCCCGGTCTTCAGTCCATAAGACCAAAAGGCGTCCTGGCAATAGGCGCTATTCCGGCTGGTCTAGATCAGTTCTCGATTGAAATGAGAAATTTTTTTTGAATGGTTAGGGGCATGGGAAAAAACAATCCTATTTCGAAATTGGTCCTCGGCAATCAAGGCGGCGACAAACTTGCCGAGGGCTTAATGGCAAGAGCTAAGCCTGCCGCTGGCCCCGTCGCGCCAGATCCCGCTCAAGCCAGGCTTGATGCCATTCAGGGGCAAAAGGATGAACTGAAACGAAAGCGAGCCTCTAGCACGTTATTCACCTCCGGCCTCGGCGTTGATGGCAACATAAGCGCATCAAGCCTGTTGGGTTTTTAAATGCCGATGAATGAAGGCTACGTTCAGTTTTCAAAGAACGACAAGCTTGGCGAAAGCTACGAGCAGGGATTAACCGAAGAGCTTTGCCGGGACTTCGATAACCTCAAAGGTCAGCGATATAATTTCGAGAATCATTGGAACGAGATCGCATCACGAATCTATCCGATGCACCGGAACCTCTTTCAGTCACTTCTCATGCGAAACATGCAAGGGGAGAAGAGGAACCAAGACGTACTTGATTCGACTGGCGTTATCGCCCTTCAGCGCTTTGGCGCTATCCTTGATTCGCTTTTGACGCCTAGAAATTCGTATTGGCATTTGCTCACTACGGATAACCCAATCTTAAAGAAGGATAAGAAGACCAAAGATTGGTTCCAAAGCGTAAATGAGATCTTGTTCAAGGAGCGATATTCGCCATCTGCGAACTTTGCCTCACAGAATCAGCTTCAGTATTTATCGCTTGGTGCTTATGGAACGGGTGCGCTTTTTATCGATAACCTTATGGGTAAAAAGGGCCTTCGTTATCGCAACTGTCATTTGAGTGAGATTTACCTCCAGGAGAATCATCAAGGGGTCATCGATCGAGTCTGCCGGTATTTCATGATGACCGCGCGCCAGACCGTACAACTTTTTGGTGATGTCACGCCTGAGTCGATTAAGGGGAAAGCACAGACCAACCCGGAGGAGAATTTCTATTTCCTCCATTGGGTCGTGCCCCGTAAAGACCGGGATCCAGAACGCAAAGATTTCAAAGGAATGGAATATGCGTCCTACTACATCTCTCTCACTGAGAAGAAGCTACTTGCCGAGGGCGGCTACACAAGCTTTCCGTTTGCGATTTCAAGATACTATCAGGCCCCTCTTGAGGTTTATGGCCGAAGCCCTGCGATGGACGCACTTCCCGCCATCAAGACTCTCAACAAGCAAAAAGAGACTATGCTCAAGCAAGGTCAGCTCGCTGTTGACCCGGTCATGCTCCTTCATGATGACGGTATTATGGATGGTGCTTCTCTTGAGCCTGGCACCTTTATTCCTGGTGCTGTGTCAGCTGAGGGTCGTCTCCTGGCTCAGCCGCTACCTGTAGGACGGGTTGATATCGGGAAAGAGTTCATGGAAGAGGAGCGAAAGATCGTCAATGACACTTTCCTCGTAAACCTCTTCCAAATTCTCGTTGAAACGCCAGAGATGACGGCCACTGAAGTGGCGGAACGAGTGAGAGAAAAGAGCATTCTCCTTGCTCCAACGATTGGCCGCCAGCAGTCGGAATACCTTGAGCCGATGATCGAGCGTGAGCTTGATCTCTTGTCACAGCAAGGAAAGCTTCCACCGATGCCGCCCATGCTTAGAGAGGCAGATGGCGAGTATGCAATCGTTCATGATTCGCCGATTTCTCGAACTCAGAAATCGGAATGGGTCGCAGGCGCTATGCGCTCAATCGAGATGGCATTAAATATTGCCTCTCAGATGCAAGACCCGTCTTATCTCGATTATTACAATTTTCACGAAATCATTCCGCAGGCCGCGGAAATCCAAGGCACACCTAGCTCTTGGATGAACTCGCCTGATCAAGTAGCCCAACTCCGGGCGGCGAGAGCACAACAAGCACAAACACAGCAGATGATTGAGGCGGCGCCAGCCGTAGCGGGGGTCATTAAGGCAACCAAATGAGTATTGAAAATCCAAAGGGCGGTGGTCTGATCATAAATCTGAATGAGCTTAACTTCGTTCGCGTCGGCGACGTCGATATTTTTTTACATGACATTAAGGTGTCGGGAAGAAATGGCGGAAAAAGGGAAGTGTCAATTCGTCTCGTTGGACCAAGGACCACGAAAATCACGAGGTTTAATAAATGATCAGAGACGCAATCGATCGCATCAAGATTCTTCTAAGAGACAGGTCCTATGCATACAAAAAGGTTTTTAATCTCAATGACCGATCCGCAAGGCTCGTGCTCCTTGATCTCGCCAGATTTTGTAGGGCGCACGAAACGACTTTTCATAAGGACCACCGGATCCATGCGGCGCTCGAGGGAAGAAAAGAAGTGTGGCTCAGGATTCAAGAGCATCTGCATTTGAACTCAGAGCAGTTGATGGAATTTCACAAGGCTAATTTTATGCCAAAAGGGGAATAGATGAAACGCAAACACGACAAAGGCAGTTGGGATAAAACTGAAAAGCTTCTTAAAGACATCAAGGTTTTTGCGGAAGTGCTTGAGGGCCTCGAAAAAGATCGAATCGAGGCATATAAAAAACTTCAAGCACTGATTCTTGAAGCCTACAACACAGCTCCAGAGGTTGATTGCCTGTTCTATGATTCGCCTCTTGCACCAAATCGAGTGCTTTATCTTTTGAAGGCGTTTGGGAAAAAGCTCGGGTTTGACGGAATCACGGACATCTTCACTCCGTCGATTGAGATCAAGGACTTCAAAAAAGGAATTGAGGAGGGCTGTGATTGGCTCCTCAAATTTAAGAAGAATGAAAAAGCTGGTTAATTTTTTTCTAAACCTATGGAGGAAATATGTCAGAAGTAGCAGCAGCGGCGGGAGCCGCACCCGCATCAACTACCACCCAAGCGGCAACCCAAAGCGTGACACCTACACCCGCGTCGGCCCCGGCACCTACCGACTGGACGACGGGACTCAACGACGATCTCAGGTCCTACGTTCAAAACAAAGGTTTCAAGGACACAGCCGCCGTAGTTGAGTCTTATCGCAATTTCGAAAAGCTCCACGGCGTCCCTCAAGATCGGATTTTAAAGCTTCCGGAAAATCTCGACACACCTGAAGGTCGAGCGATCTTTGAGCGCTTAGGCGCGCCAAAGGACGCAAAGGACTACTCGATCAATCTGCCGAAGGAGGGCGCCGACGAGGCTTTGGCCAATGGGCTTCGTGAGGTTGCGCACAAGACCGGGATGACCCAGCGCCAAGTCGAAAACATCGTGAATTGGTGGAACGGCCTTAACGAGACCAGAACCAAGCAGTCGGCTGAAGAGATTCAGGCCAAGCTTAATGATGCTCAGAACAATCTTAAGAAAGAGTGGGGCGCAGCATTCGACCAGAACCGGCAGATCGCCGATCAAGGCGCAATCAAGCTTGGGATGAGCGAGGCGGAGGTTCAGGCGCTAGGAAACGTCCTAGGCCCAGATAAGGCCATGCAGCTTCTCTACCGCATGGGCCGCTCCACCGGTGAGGCGCCGTTCATTAGCGGGCAAAACGCCGGCGGCAACATCATGTCGCCAGATGCCGCCAAGGCTGAGATCGCAAGGCTACGATCGGATCCGGGTTTTGGTAAGCGGCTCATGTCTGGCGATGCCGATGCCAAACAGCAGTGGAATCGACTTAACGAGTGGGCGTATGCCACTTAAGTCTAAAAAAATTGGCTGGACCCTTGAATTGACAATTTTTTTGCAGTTGGTTTTTGGCTAACGGGATCGGTGAGTGTGGCGACGATAACGTGAGCGGATCCCGGCTCACGCCGTCGTGACAGCGGGAAAAGGACCGCAGCCGGCCCGGCCGAGGGCATGAATAGGCCCCAAGAGTAGCGAGCAATCGCGAAGGACAAGCCTCTTCGGAAATTGATTCCTTAATCATTTTTTCTGGAGGGCTTAAAGCCTATGGCAAGCCAAGTTCCAAATCACTATGTACAGCAGTACGCGAATACGCTTCAGCTGCTTTTGCAACAAGAAGGCGCTGTTCTCATGCCGGGTGTCACCGTTGGCGGTGGTCACTACGGCGAACAGGCCTCGCCCGTTGATCAGTACGCTCCCATCGTCGCCCAGCAAGTTGTTGGTCGTTTTAACCCGATGGGCAACATCGAAGCGGCTACCGATCGCCGCTGGGTCGTTCCGACCGATTATGACCTTCCCCAGCTGCTCGACTCTTTCGACAAGCTCCGTTTGTTGATCGATCCGACCAGCACGATGGTGCAAAACGCGAAGAACGCAATCGGCCGCGCGATGGATTCCGAAATCCTGACCCGCGTTTTTGGCACGAACCAAACCGGCAAGTCGGGAACGACTTCGACCTCGTTTGGCACGGGCCAAACCGTTAGCGTCTCCCAAGGTGCGGCTTCCGCAACGAACCTGACCCTCGCTAAGCTTCGCGAAGCCAAGCGCATCCTGCGCTCGCGCAACGTGAACTTCGGCAAAGAGCAGATCTTCTGCGCGATCAGCTCGAAAGAGCACGATTCCTTGCTCGCCGAGATTCAAGTTGTTCACGCGGACTTTAACGGCGGAAAAGCTCCGCTGGTTGAAGATCGCTTGGACCGTTTCATGGGCATCAACTTCATTCACACTGAGTTGATCCAAACTGGAACGGACGATGCGGCGGGAACGTCGAACGCGGTTCCGCTTTGGTGCAAATCCGGCCTTTACCTCGGTATGTGGCAAGAAATGCAAACGGACATCTCTCAGCGCAAAGATCTCCAAGGCATTCCCTGGCAGGCATACGTTAAGGCGACTTTCGGTGCCACTCGTCTCGAGGAAAACAAAGTCGTCAAAATCTGGTGTCGGTAAGGGTGGGGGTGAATAAATGGCATCATCTTTCGTAAAGGCAAAAATGATCGCAAACCGGGACGCATCCCCGTCAGTTCTGACGGATCCGATCGTCGCCGTAGGAGCTGTGCGCGAAGCTTGGGGCTGCGAAAACCTGCCCGCGAGCTCCGACAACGGCTCGTTCGTTAAGTGCGTCTCCGTTCCCTCGAGCGCTCGTTTGTCGTCCTTGCAGCTCAGCGCTGCGGCGTCGATCAACACGACTTCGCTCGATATCGGTGCGTGGTTCCCGACTACGATCCAAAACCAGTCGGGTTACACGGTTCAGTCCGGTGTTGTCGCTGGCCGCTTGATCCAGTCTTCCGCTTTCGCGGTGGCGATCACGGTTCCCGACACCACTGGCTTGATCGACACGGATGCGCTTGGCACGCTTGCCAACAACACGATTCCGGAGCGGAACATGCCGCTTTGGCAGAATCTTGGTCTCGCCGCTGATCCGGGCTGTAACATCGATCTCGGTATCGTTGTCCGCACCGTGAACACGGCAGCAGGCTATGTTGGTTTGCGCGCACGCTACGTTCGCTAAGTGAAATCGGAGGGGGGCCAAAAGCCCCCCTTCAAATTTGGAGGATAAATGGCTCAACGGTATTACGGTCTGAATCGTGGGGAGACGCAAGACTCGGTCACCGAGGGATCAGGCACTTCCGCCGGTCTTGACGTCGAAGTTCGGGTGGACTTAGCGGGGATTTCCGCTGGCGGCGATGGTCTTCAAGAAGTCCTGACCATGCTTGAGAACATCAAGCAGTACATCATCACTAAAGCCAAATGGCCGCCGGCTTGAGGTCTGAATGAGAACAGCAGTCACCTTAATCAACTCAAGCTTTATTGGGAGCTCCGCGGGCAACGCCTCTTATTTTGAAGGCGGACGTTCGGTCGTCGTTGTGGCTGCGACCCAATATGGTGGCGGTGTGTTTTTGCAAACTCAGGCGGCAAACAAGAAGTGGCTTGCTGTGAACGGCACCACGTATTCGGCTGACCAAGTGACCGCTTACGACTTGCCTGAAGGTCAGTACCGCATGATTTCAAACGTGGGCTCCACGATTGGAATCGCGGCGACTCTTGTGCCAATTCCTTATGGAGGATAGATGCCGGCTTCGACGACAAAGATCGGCATCATTAACCGCGGGCTTCAGCTTTTAGGGCAGCCTGCGATCTCCTCGCTAAACGAAAACTCGAGAAGCGCCCGGGCCATGATCAGGGCGTATGACTCGATTTTGATGTCGAGCCTTGAGGAGCATGTGTGGAATTTTTCGTGCCGAAGGGCCAACCTTGCGGCGGACCCGACGCCACCGATCTACGGCAAGCAGAGGTATTTCCCTCTTCCCGGTGACTTCCTCTATCTGGCGCCGGATGAAACTACGCTCTACAATACGCGGCGCCGTGACTACAACATTGAGACATTCAACAACACGCTATGTATCGTGAGCGATCAGGATGCTCCATTGCCGATCAGATACGTCTCATCGAACGTGACCGAGGGGATGTTTTCGGCGACCTTTGCAGAAGCGTTGGCCTACAATCTTGCCGAGGCGTGCTGCGAAGAGGTCACAAACTCAAATTCAAAACTTCAAAACCTCATGCGCGGCAAGGACGCCATTCTTAGGGTGGCCAAACGAAGAAACGACATTCAAAACGCCCCCATCAAGGCGCCGACGGTGACATGGATAACGGTGAGGGACTAAATGCCGAAGGCCTCACCACTTCAGCCAAGCTTTTCGGGCGGTGAGTTCAGCCCGCGGGTTTACGGGCGAGCCGATAACGAGCGATATAAAACGGGCCTTGCCGGCTGCCTGAACTGGCTTCCAACCCTTCAGGGGCCGATATTAAGACGGCCGGGATCAAAGTATTCTGGGGCCGATGCAAAAGATCCATCAAAGCCGCCGGAGCTTGTTCCGTTTCAGTTTTCTCAAACTCAAAACTACATGCTTGAGTTTGGCGATAAGTACATTCGCTTTTTTACAAACGGCGCTCAGATCACAATCAATACCACGATCTGGGTCGGCTCGTTCTACTCGTCGGACTATGGCTCAAGCTTTCCGACCTATGGGCTCAGGACTTCTTCTCTGCCTAACCCTGGCGAGACGGCAAACGTCATTTCCTCTTCGATTACGGGCGCACTCGAGCTCCAGAGCCCTTATTCGTACCCTGATATTCGAAACATCAAATTTACGCAGAAGGAAGACACGCTCTTTCTTCATTGCTCGGCATATCCGACGTACAGGCTTAATCGATATTCAAATTTGAATTGGGATTTGACGAGGGTCAATTTTCAAGATGGACCCTATCTGCCGATCAACTCGTATAAGTCGCTTGGCGATTCTCTTCAGCTTGCCCTTATCCTTGGTGCGCCGACAATTTTGCCGACTGTGGCCAACAATGGTCCGACGATTTACGACGCGACCACTGGCCCGATTTACTCGGTGTCTACGGTGGCCAACAACGGCGCCGGAGTGCCAAGGGTTACGACAACGGCAAACCA